TATCTACTCTTTCCCAACCTGATGTTATATAATGTCTACCAGCTGAGTTCCAATCAGTTGTTTCATTTGTACTAACTCTCCATTGATCAACTTCTTCAATTCCACCTCCAGCATCAGCAAAAGATAAATTACCTGAACCGTCAGTTTTTAAAAATTTATCTGCACTTGGTGCAGTAGTTGGAAAAGTTAAAGTATAAGATTGACTTGCACTATGCGCAGGACTTTTTAATTTTATTCCGTGGCTGTTCTGCGAGCAATTAAGTTGTAGAGTTCCGTCAGTAGTTCCGTCGCCTTTTATTTGTAATCCTGCAGCACTTGAAGTTGAGACAAAATTAGTTTTTGCGTTAGTGACAGTTGCATCGCTTGGAGTACCAATATCTAAAACATTACCTAATGCTAAAACAAAATCAATAGAATCACTTGAAGCTAAAGAACTTGAAAATGTCAGAGTTGATCCGCTTACTGTATAACTACTCCCTGCTTTTTGGATAACTCCGTTTAGCGACACAAGTAAATGATTCGCTGATTCTGGTACGAAAGCTGTTGAATCTAATGTTAAACTATAGCTTGCTGTTGCTGATGCTGTAAGATTGTCCAGCATATTATAAGCACCTACTTGTGATTCTTTACCTATAAATGGCATAAAACTTTATTCCTTTGGGTAGGCATCTTTTACTGCCTTTATTGATTTTGCCCATTCGCCTGTCGCATCTAATTTTCCTGCTAACATATCTTTATATAATAAATCTAGTTGATCGCCAATGCTACCATAAGAGTTTTTACGTTCAATACGGATTCCTGCATTATTATATTCTTTAGTTGCATTTGTTGATAATGCATCTAATTCACTATCAGTAGGTCTATCTAATTCTGATACATTCCAAGTATGAATATAATCACCTGATCCCTCGTTTCTTAATTGAATATTAGTAAACTCTGATTCTGTTTTACCATTTGCCTCTAAATATAATTTTACTTTGTAATATAAGTTATCCACTAAGACTCCATGCCTGTTATTCTGAATCCCTCAAACCTTGTATAATCATCATTTGAGTCGGTTGTTCTACTTTGTCCGTAGTTATGAAAAACATAAGCCTCAAAATAATCGTCTGTATCAGCAGTTACTATTCCACTACAACTAACCACTGAAGATATTTGTATATTACCCCCTGCAACATGACGCTCTGCTAACTCTTTGTTGCCATTTTTAAAAATTGCAACGTCCATATATTCGCCTGCACCATTCGCATAGTACAATAAAACACTAGCTTTTATAAAATATTTTCCTGCTACTGCTGGGGTAAATTTATGTGATGCAAATGTTCCGTCAGAATCAAAAACCTCAGTTCCCCACTCTAGTTTTGTCTCTGTGCTATTGTTAATAGTTTGATTTCCACTTTGTTTTACATGAAAAGCAGGCGTGTTAGATATATGTTTTATATCTAATCTTTTTAAAGTTCCTGCATCTGATAAAACTATTTCATCTGTCGATGCAGGTTGTACTGCTAATTCTGTTGCACCAGTTATACTCGTTACATCAAAACCTCCACCTACATGACTCGCATCAATTCTTTTTAATGTGCCACCATCTGAAATTAAAAATTCGTCTGTGTCTGCTGGTGATTCAGCTAATGCAGTAAAACCAGATATCGCTGTATCGCCAATGTGATCGCTATTAATAATATCGTTAGCGATATCAGAACTTGTTAAAGGTGCTTTTGTTGGTTGTTTGCCTATAAAACCCATTTATGTTCCTATGTTATCTCTAATATACTTAAAGTTGCGTCTATCTTTGCAGAAACTGAACAATCTATTTTCATTATATCAGTTGTTTGCATTACATATTTACCACCAGATAAAACTTCTAATGAACTTCCTGCTGGAATCTGTACATCTTTGATTAATAAAACTGTTTCATTTGTTTCTGTGTCGCTTGTATCTGAAACTAATTGTACATCAGCAGTTACGGAAGTTGTATGAATATTACAAAGTGTTAATCCAATAACAACTGTAGTAGTAGATGAAGGTACTGTATAAAGTGTTAAGGGAGTTCCTGCACTTGCTGGCATAGCTCCGTTTGTCTTTACCTTAAAAGTATTAGCCATGTTTTACTCCTATCCTAACGCAATCGCTAATGGCAAAGCATTTGGGTCAGTTTCAGAAATAGTTCCTGTTACCGACATTGTGCTTGTCAAAGCATTACTTGAAATATTTAATTGTAGAATTTCAACATTATCTGTTCCGTCATTCATCTTTAATTTTAAAACTCCACTTGTTGCTGTGTCAACCCAAAGTGTGCCTGCGGTAGCTGAACCCGGTGCTGAACTTCCACTATGTGAAGAATTAATCGCCGATAATATGTTGTTTAATTCCGTGCGGAACGCACTGAATCCTTGGTTTGCTAAACTTACATCACTTACTTGTGCCATATCTAATCTATATCCTTTTCTGTTTAACTTTGCAACCCATAACCTTTAGCAATATAATCAAAAGTACGATCAACTGCTGAGCCACTTGAATTTACAAATGCAATAGTAAAACCATTAACAGTTTTTGATGAAATTGTAAATGTATCTCCTGTTGCCATATTTTGAGCTGCAATACCTATCGCAGGAACTGCATAGAACGGATTTGTATATGTTATTGTTCTAGTTCCTGATGAAGTTGTTAAATCATTTTGTGCAAATGTTCTTTCCTCCATGTTAAGTTTTATAGTCATAGTTTTTACATTACTAGATGTTTGATCATCATCATTAGTAAGTTTTAATCTAAATTTTGCAAACTTAAATTTAAATGTAGCTGATTGTGTTATATCTACAAATGTCGTGCAATTAGCAAGACTAGATGTTGATGTTGCGACTTGAACTCTATGAAAAGCATGTATTTGCTCAGTACCGTCAAACGGTGCCTTAGCTGAGTCAAAAAATAATGCACCTCTACCACTATCAAATAAATCATATGGATTTTCTGCATCAAGTGTAATTGTTGGCTCAATATTTCCGTCATAGATTTGAGCTAATGATAAACTGTTAGTAAAATTGTAAAAACCTTTTGCATCTCTATTAGAATTATTAAAACTAGGATTTGATGTTGTATCAGTTCCTCCTAATTCAAAATCGCCACTAGGACTATCAAAGTTTCCGACAGTATCATCAAAATTAGTAACAGTATCTAAAGTTAATACAGTATCGCCTGATGCATCTATTTTTACTGCTAAAGGTAAACTTGCGTCCATATTATCTGCCGCAGTAAATATATCTGGAGTTTCTGTAAATGTTGATATTGTTTGATAAGCTTGAATATCAGAAATATTTGTTGTGACTATTGTAGCTTCAGCAGAAGTATTTCCGTTCTTGTCGACTGCCTTAATTAAGTATGATCCGGTGCGTGCAGGAACGACTGCATTATCACATTTTCTTCTCGGACATCTTACTAAATTTGTCGAATTAAGCCACTTTGCGCCTGTTGTTACATTTTGATACCTAATTTCATAAAAAGAAATATCTAAGTCACTATTTTTGCTTGGTGGCGTCCATGTAAGCTTCATGTGATTTTGTCCATGCATTTCTACTGCGAAATCTTCTACATTACTAGGAGCTTCAACTCCTCCGACTATAGTTCTAGTTGTTGATATAAATGTTGATTTACTACCAATAGTATTTACAGCTCTAACTCTTACTTGATACTCTGCTCCGTCAATAACATTTAAGTGTTGATATTCTAATATTTTACCAACTGCTATTTCTCTAAATGAATCAGTAACAGTCGCACCGTTTTGATCTTTTGTTTGTTTGATTTGAACTTCATAATTATCAACAAAACTATCTGGCGAAACTCCTATTGTTATCAATAATCTTGTTATTACAATTCCGTCCGCATATTCAATCAATTCATCATCAAGACTAATACTTGCAGGAGGACTTACAGAAAAAGGATTTGGTAAAGTCGTACTAGGTATAGAAGCTACTTCTTGTTGAGTTCCGAAAGTATAGAATGAATCTTGATGTTCTGAACATTGCAAACTTACTGTATGATCAGCATTCAAAGTAAGACCTTGAACTCTAAAAGCTTTTGCTGAAAATCCTGGCGTTGCATGAGTAACATTAACAATATCGCCTATCGACAAATCAAGAGCTGTTGCATCTGCTTTTATTGATATATCTAAACTTGATCTTGATCTACGAAGAATTATTTCTGCCATTTCTTGAGCTTGATAAGGACTCGTCAACATAGAAAAATCAAATCTACCTTCTAATAATAAACCACCGTCTGCTGTTTTCATTGTAGCATGTTGATCAGCACTCGCTAATCCTGTTTCATCTACAGGCGGAAATTGTGCAGTATCTGATTGATAATTTTTATCTGGATTAATAAAGTTAACTATAACTCTGTTATATCTTGAATTTTTATTTTTACTTGAAACTGTAATACCATTTAGAATATTATCTTCTGTAAGAGTGATTGAAGCAGAACCTGATGTTTCAACTAGGATTTTATATTTACCTGCACTAAAATTTAAATAAGCTCTAGAGCCACGAATAAAATCTTTAACATTATCAATAGCTTTTTTTGATGTATCAACAACAGTATGACTATCCATTAAATCAATAGTACTAGCACCAGAATATGGGGTAATATCTGTATCGCAAACATCACCAGCAGTTTGCCAATCTGCAAAATTAGAATCAAAGTAACTATTAGGAATACCCATTCCAAATCTTGTGTCTCGTAAATAATCTAATAATTGATAAATAGGATTATCAGAATATTCCCATGTAGTTGAATCGTCTTTTCTATGACTTCCACTACCTCCTGTAACAGTAGAATCTAAATTAGGATTATAAACTTTTTTACCTTGAACAACTGCATTGACTGTAGGCAAAGAACCAAACTTATCAGCATTCCATTTAAACTTTATTGCTAAATATGCTAATCCTCTAAGTCTATGATTTGAAGTCCATGATGATAATGTACTTAGTAATGATGAAGCATTTTGACTATCTGTACCGAAATGTGGCTCACAAGTTATTAAACTTTCTGAATTAGTAGAATCATAAAAATTTGAATCACTACTCGCTACTGTGATTTGTGTATTATCAGCTATATCGCCTGACCAACTAACTTGACTATCATTTATAAATATTGAACTAATATCATTTATTTCGCCTTCACTTAATACGATAGCCATATATAAAAATTCATTATCAGTTCCTGATGTTTCTAAAAAAACTACATTACCACCGACTTTTCTTGTTCCATAGACAATAGGTATATGAGCATTAGAACTAAATTTATTTACTAAAACGCCTTTTGCATTTTGATCAGCTTGTAGATCGCCAAAGTCTGGAATGTCTGGCATAGGAATAAGCCAACCAACGAAATCTTCAATAATATCAACAAATACATCGACAATATCTTCAACAAAATCAGCTATTTCCTCAAAAGGATTCCAACCACCCATTAAATTAACCTCCAATTAGAACCCATATTTTCAAATCCTAATTTATAAAATACAGGGTCAATACCTAGACCGGATGTTATTGATAAAAGAATATGCATATCGTTTGATTCATTTTTTACAGTATCAATAATTTTTTTCGTAAGATTATAATTTCTAAATTCTTTTTTAATATATATCATTTGTATTATAATAGCTTCTGTTTTACTAAACCAATATTCAGATTTATTATACATGCAAGTTCCTATAAGTTCGTCATTGTCTAAATTTTTAATACAAATAACTTTTCCTTTTTGCAAAAGTGTATTGATAAAGTGTAATAATTTTTGTGTATCTATTTTAGGAAAATCACAATCTGCTAAATCTGTTTCCTTATACTCAACCAATAAATTATATAAATCTGTGACATCTTTTTTTTCTCCTTGATAAAAGTTTAAACTACTCAAACTCTTCCCCATTTTATATCACGAACAGTTAAAGCTGCAAACTCCATGCCTTTATCGGAACTAAAAAATCTTTGTTGTGAATTATCTGTTGTAGTACGACCAGATGTTTTACTAAAGTTACCCCAATGTGAAGTAACACTAATAATTAAATTAGCAGTAGTAGTATTATCACTAATTTTATATTCATCTATCGTTCCATAAAATAGTAAAAATGGGTCTGATATAAGAGCATTACTAGAATCTAAAAACCCTCTATAAACAAAAACATTATCATTAATAATATTTTCATTAAGTGCTACTGATATGTATGTTTGATCAACTCCTGACAAACTAATTGATAAAGTATTTTTTGTTGGTCTATTTGTTTCATTCACTCCTGTAATGCTTCTTAAATGACCATTTGATAAATAAGTTCTTGATGTGCCAGATATATTTGAAGCTATATCAAAACTTGCATTAGTTAAATAAATCGGAGTACTAAATCCTATTTCAACTAATAATACAGGGTCAATCGAGCCTGTCGCTAATTCTGTTTTTACGGAACTTGATAATCCTCTTGCCATTATAAACTTTCAATAACATCAAACTCATATGTAAACAAAAGATTACCGTCATTATCATTTTGATTAGTTCTAAATTCTTGAACATCACTCGCTAGATGTACTGTAAATTGTATTGAATCATAAGCGACAGAACTATTATTAGTTAATGCAGTTCTAAGTGGTGGTTCAATCGTGACTGTTGCAGCATTACTTGATGAAGTAACATCATCAATAATCATATAAACTTTATCATGTGCAAACTTGATAAGATCGCCTGCTTTTAATCTTCCAGCACCATCGCTGGCAAATCCGTCTATTGCGATTGTTGTATCTGCAACAGAGTGAGCTCCGTTCACTAACAATGTCCCTGTTTCACTACCAAGCGCATTAAAATAACTTGGCAAGGTTATGGTGAAATTTTCTTTTCTCGCTCTTTGCTTCATTATAAAAGCCATGATCGGAGCAAACTCTGTTCTTTTCATAGGAGGATATGAAACTGTAAAACTAAATCGTTGACCTTGTACTTGTCGTCTAAATGTTTTGCCACTATCTGTTTCTGAAAATAAAGTTTTTTGATTACTTCTAAAATTTACTGCACGAAACTCTGTATTTGGTAATGCACCACTCATATAATCGCCACTTTTCCTTTTTCATTTACTGCATTATTAATCATATTAACTATTGTCCCTCTACTATTGACTAATAATTCATTGAATCCTCTAGCATCAACAGTACTAATATTAAAATTGACTGTAACTCCTTGACCACCAGATAATTGGCTATTTGGAACAACATTTGAAGGTCTATCAGGTACGACAAGCTCTGGTCCTGCTTCCCCTACCATATATGGTTGATTCTGATTCATACGACCACCAAGTCTACGACCTTGATATTTTTGACTTGCAATTGTTGCGATCTGAACTGCACCAAGACCAGCTATCAAACCAGCTAATGGTATTCCGAATGGTCCTAATGCTAATGCTCTTGTTACTCCTCTAGCGGTATTGACTGCCGCGTCTGCTATCGCTAATGCTTTGTTTAGTTGAAATGCAGTTTTATTTGATTTAGCTAGTTCGCCTAATAATTCACGACCAGTTGCTTTTGTAAGGTCTTTTATTTGACTTTTAGTAAGTTTTTCTAATTCTAACTCATTAAAATTTTTATCTTTAATTGCTTGTAAGTTTTTTGTAAAAAATTGATTTTGAATTCTTTGAATTTCTTCTTCCTCTTCTTTTCGTAACCTAATTCGTTCTTTTTTACCTTCTTTTTTTATTGTTATTTCTAAAGCGTTTAATTCTTTTAAATGTTTCTCTAATATTCGCATTTCTAAATCTCTATCAGAGCCTTCCATTATTCTAAGCATGGCAAGGTTTTTCAAATCATTTCTTTGTTGATCTACTAATGCTAATTCTTTGTTTTGCTTATCTCTTAATAATTGAAATTCATTTTTGTATTGATCTTTTAAACGATCTAATTGTATTTGATTTTTATCTATACTTTTTTGTGTTTCTTTATGAATATCAAAAATAGGAAAATCTTTTAAAGTAATTTGTTCTAATGAATTACCTGTATTATTTATAGCTTGCTCAAAATCTTCCATTGTTTCAATATTCTTTTTTACTTCGCCATCAATAACTCCTAAGAATCTTAAAAAATCGCCAAACTTTTTAACTACAAATGCTACTGATTTACCAACTGCTTCAAATGCAAAATTCACTCCTGATAATAAAAAAGATGTTAATTTTCCAAGTAACGCTATGACTGGTTCTATAAATTGTATTGTGGCGGCTAAATTATTTGTAAATCTAGTAACTTCTGGCGATACTTCTTGTCCGAATGCATCTTTTAAATTATCTAATGCTATACCAAAGTTTGAGAATGATACCGATAAGTTATCTAATTTTTCTTCCGTAGCACCAGCAAATGTTTCGCCTAATCCTTTTTCTAACGCTTTTAAAATTTTGGCCGCACCCTCTGTCGTTTGTCCGAACTTTGATATTTCTAATCTTGTTATTCCTAATTGTTCTTCTAGTATTCTAAATACAGGAATACCACGATCAGCTATTTGATTGAGTTCTTCTAAACCTAAACCACCTTGTACCCCTCTAGAAAATACTCTTGTCATAGCTTCGAGTACTCCTAATTGATCTGTTGTTACTGCGGCTGTATCTGTAAAGACTCTTAAAAGTTTTTCTGTAGGTTCTATACCACTAGCTTTTAATGTAATAAATGATCTTGATAAATCTTGAACACTAAATTGAGTTCTAGTAGCGAAATCAGAAATAAAATCAAATGCTTGTTTGCCTGCTTCTGCTGAGCCTGTTACTGATTTTAATGAGTCTCTTAAATCTTCAAACTCTGCTGTTACTCTTAATACTTCACGAACGACTAATGCACCACCTATTGCAACAAGAGCGGCTTTTAATTTTCCTGCAGAACTTTTAACTCTATCTAAATTTCCTTGAACACCTTTAAGAGCTTGTTTTGATTTATCTCTAGCGATAATATCAATATTTACTTTTTTAGTTGCCATAGTTAGATACGATTAAGTTTTTTATGTTCTTTTTCCATTTCTTCTCTTTGCTCTTCAAAATATGCTAGCCACATATTAAACTCAAATACACTCATTTGCAATATTTCTGGAATAGTTTTATGCAATCTCTCTCCGAGAGCTAAAACATTATGGACTTCTGGATTTTTTAGTTTTTTTTAATGTCTTGGTAATCAGCACCAAGTATAGCATTTGAAACTCTGGCGATAACATCTGTATCTGCTTTTGTCTTAAAAGATAAAACATGAGTAGCATTAAACATCTTATCGCCTTCTTTCGTTAATGCTTTTTCAATTATGACATCAATCAATATATTTAGATCGCCGTCATTTGCACCTTTGAATAGTTTTGATTTCTCAAGCATATTGAAAGGTTTAGCATGAATGGCTTTTTCGCCTACTAATCCCCACTCTGGAACTTCTATAACTTTAATTTCTATTTCTTCAAAATGTGATTTTACACCTTCAAAAAAATCTACTTTATCAGCCATAAACTATTATACAGTTCCGATAGTAAGACCACCAGTTCCTTGAAGTGATACAGTTCTTGTAGTTACTCCGTCTAAAGTTACTCCGACAGACATTCCTGTAACGATTCCTGTTCCAGAAAATTTTCTATCGCCTGAATCTGCACCTTCTGGCATAAATTCAAAACTTAGACTTGAACCTTGAGTTAAAGCTGTCTGACCAGAATCAGTTTCATCAAAATTCATATCTATAGTTGCAGTGAATGTTCCTCTACCAACTAAATATGATTTCATTGAAGCACCTAGTGCAGTATCTTCAACAATATCGTGAGTAGTATCAACAGTAAATCCTGTTGCGTTACCGATATTAGTTCCGCCTACATGAACAACTCCTTCTTTTCCGTGATGTGTTGCCATTTATTTACTCCTTTGTTTTCTTTAAATCTTTTATAATCTTCTCAGTCTCTTTTGCAACTGAAATTTTTTTATTTTTTTCAATAACTTCATAACCGATCTTTGTATAATGTTCTACAAAATCTTGTGAAACAGTAATAGTACTATTTCCTTTTTTCATGTTTACATCTTTAGCCATTATGCAGTCCCCCTTGTAAATTCATACATCACACGAACTGTTATACGAACTCCACCATAAGGATAGATAGTACCTTCGTCTGACGATGCTTCAATAATTTGTGTATCCAATGCATTTCCATTTCTAGTTATATCAGAATCAAGCGTTTCTTCAACTACTTCAATTATTTGATTTCTTACAGTATCAATATTTGAGTCTGTTCCTTTACCAAATGCAACTACTAAGAAGTCTATTGTTCCTCTATAAGAACCTGAGCCTGTATCGCCTATACTAGAAGCTTCTCGTGTTTCGTCGCCTGTTTGAACAAATAATGCAGGGAATTGTGCGTCACTTAACTCTTCTACTTCAAAAGGTTCCCTTGTAATTTTCTTGAACTCAATAGGACTAGTTACTGCATCTAGTTTTGTAATTATATCGTTTGCTATATTTTCTCTTTTGCTCATAATCCTAATTCTTGAAAATAAAATTTACTAAACTCATTTACTAATTTTGGTTCTTCTTTTCTTCCGATTGCGAAAAATGGCCTTTTAGGAAGTTTTCCTCTTCCTGTATCATGTAAAAAAGCTATTTTCTCTCTTTCTTTATTTGCAAATAATAATGTATTTCTTAATCCTCTTTTTCTATAATCTAAACTTCTAAACATTTTTCCTGAAAGAGTTAAATCTACAAATTTATTTTTCTTTTTTTTATAATCTTCACTTTCTTTATAAGCTTTTGAATATTGTATAAATCTTCCTCCGTCTGGTTTGAAACCTTTTTGAGTTCTTTTAGTGATCATCAAAATAGCCATATTTGAAATTCTGTTAAGTGATCTTTGAATTGCTTTTCTTTGTCTACTAGAATATTTTTTTAGAAGTTTTTTGACCTCTATTGTATTAACATCAATTTTGATGTCTGCGACCATTATCTAACAAGTCTAAGCATATGTAAAGGTTCCTTCTCACTATCAGATACTGTTCCCCCTCCATCTTCATCGTACTCAACCCCGTCCCTTAAAATCGCTTGAAACTCTTCTTCGTATCTGTCCCTGTAAAAATCTATTTGAACTTGGAATGTATCTTTACCTTCGCCTGTATCTGGGTCTCGCCATTTAGTTAATTGAGGATAGATATATTTCCATAATGCTAAATAAACTACTGATAACTCCCATTGTGACGGAGTTAATTTACTATTAGTCATTTCAACTGTAGTAACTTTTGTAATATCTTTATATCTAACTTGATGTCTATATCTTTCCCACCACTCTTCACGAATGCGTCTTAAAACATCATTTTCAGCAAATTGAATTTGATCAACAAAAGTAGTAATACCAAATCCTAAAATATCAGGTTGTATCTTCTGCAAATGTGTATTTTGTACACTAAAAACAGTAGAGGACATTATTTAGATTTCTTTTTCTTTGCTTTTTTCTTAGCTGGTTCTGTTGCTGGTTTATCTACTTTCTTTTCATAGATACTAAAACCTTTTTTATCCCACGAAGATAAATTACTTTCGTAATCAGATTTGGTTCTTTCAATAACTTTACCAGATTTATTTACTAACTTTATCTTTTCCATAAATTTTTATATCAAATAAGGGGTGGATTAACCACCCCTAATTATAGTTTTTAGTTAATTACTGATTCAGCTAGTAATTCAACTCCGTATGAATCGTGAAGCTCTCCTACGCCAAAGACCGCAGTAGCAACGATTTCGTCTGCACGAAGTGAAGCATCTCGCTGTGTTTCAATTTTCAAGTCTTGCATCATAGCTAGTCCTAATGCATCTTGTGAAAATACTGCACCTTTACAATTATCAGTATCAGTAGTTCCATCAACATTTGAAGTTTCAAATATTTGAACTCCTGCAATGTTTCCGATATATCCTGTTCTTAATGCTTCGTTAGTCAAATCGTTAGGATTTGGATTTACGAAAGTATTAGTTAGGTTTTTCTTAACATTGTAAGCAACTTTCGGATTTAAGACTCCGTAGTAAGGACCCGGAACATTAGCTTGTCTCAATGTAGCTACTGCTTGGAAAATCTTATCTACTGTTAACTCTTGTCCTGCGCCACCTATACTTGAAGAAAATCCATCAAATAATGCTGTTAAATCAGTATCCATTTTTTTAGCAATAGCTTCGCCAAATAATCTACCAATATCTGCCGCAACATTTCTTGATGATGAGTTTCTCGCAAGGTCTGTTAATGTTGTCATAATTCCCACTTCGGATGCTGTTATAGTAACAGAAGTTGGATTGACTGCTGTGTTAGAAAGATCGGTTGCCTCGTTTACTGCTGCTGCTGATACTGTTGAATAAATCGGTACTTCAACTGATTTACCTCCACCTGCAATAGTGTAATTACGGACAAGACCTCTCATAATGGATTGCTCGCTTGCAACGAACAATGCTTCTGCAACGATTTCAGTATATAGTTCCGATATCGTGCTACTTGTCGTTTCGTTAGCCATTTTTTACTCCTTTATGGTTTATTGTTAATAACCGTTGGACCAGAATTTCTTTGCTGTCTGTACTTAGCATACTTCTTCCTGTCCTCAGGATTATTCATATCTAAATCACTCAAATTTAAAGGTTTATTGAGCTCTGTCCTATCCACATTTGACACTGAGCCACTACCACTAGGAGTAGCAGTAACAAAGTGAGGGTTCTGTGTTAAAAACTCTTGAACGAACTCGTCAGTCGTCAAAAGCTCCCCTTTGCTGTTATATCGTGCAATATTATTTTTATCAAGTATTTCTACACTTCCAGAATCACTTAGCTTTATGTTATTCTTCAATAATTCAACTACTTGATCTGGATTGATAGCACGATTTTTTGAAGCTGAAGAAAGCAATGCCTTATTAATTTTTATATCTCTAAGTTCACTTTCTAAAGTTCCAATCTTTTTGCTATACTCTTCCGATTTCTCTTTAAGTATTTGTTCAAATTCGCCTTTTTGTATTTTTTGTTTTTCTTCTGCTTCTCTTGTCAATTTAACTGCATTGATAGCAGTATCTAAATCTTCAACATCTAATTTTTTATATATTGAAGCTCTCTCTTTAGCCAATCGTTGTTTGACTATATTGTTAACATCTTCTTCACTAAAAGAATTGCCATTCACAGTTTCTTTTGTTTCTTCTTTTGGTTGCTCTTCAACCACAGTTTCCGTAGTTTGTTCTACTTTATTTTCTTCAGCCATTTAATACTCCCTGTTATATATTCCATTCAGGATTAGTTGGTAACCATGTATGACGACATCTATATCCTCCTCGAACAATAAATGGGTCACCGGGCGATTTACCTTTCCATGGTCTATTATTCCAAATATCCCGAATTTCAGTTTCGGTTAATGTTTTGTTTAGCATATTTACACAGAAAGGTCTAGAGTCACGAACTAATGTTCCTGTGTAGGTAAAATGATTGAGTCCACTTTCTTTTGCTTTCTTTACTGTAAATTGTCCATGAAACTGCATTACTGAATCATGAGCTATTTGACTTGCATATCTTCGTAAATTATTGCCTGCTCGGTCAGCCGCATATTCTGTATGTAGTTTTCTAATTGCTTCTTCTATTTGTGCTTTTTTAGATGCATCAAATTTATTTTCATTAATAAAATCAACTAATTCA